TCGACACGCTTTGTCTATGTCGGAGATTGTTCTCAGTTCTGTTCGTGTGGATTTAAGATCAAATCCCTCATTTTCAAGAAGAAAAATAGCTTCTGTAATTAATGATAGGACTTGCTTTTGAGATGTTTTCCCTCCTTGTCTTGCTTCAAGCCAAAGTGGAAAACGAAGGCTGTCTTTCGCACCGGGCCCAATCCCTTTTTCAATACGAAATTCTTTGGTCTCGTTATTCCAGTAAACACGTGCATCTTTTATATTCATAATTTGTATGCGCGTATCCCGCCGCGCCCCGGTCACTAAGGTTTAGGTCAAAACGGAATCTCGTCGTTGTCTTCGACTGCCGTTACGACAGCTTGTTTCTTCGCGACCATCTTAGACTTACCGTCCAAGAATCCTTCGCGCTCGTCTCCGAAAATCCAACGCTCGATGGTGTTGAATTTGTGGTCAGGGTTCGTCTGCCCTGGCTCCTCACCGATCAGAGCAACGCCTGTCGCTCCGATCAGATTGATCGCATCGACATCGATGTCCTCTCCGGGTATTGTTGCCCGTCCGATAGACGCAAGGAATTGATCGATTTTCCAAGCCGCCTTGGCAGTAAATACTAAGTGATCCCAGACCTCTGGGCCTGCGGAGCCGTCTGGCATCAGGATTTTGCAGACGAGTTTGATCATCGCATTTCCGTTTTGGCTTGTTTTGTCGGCTGCACTCGCAACCTCCATTTTGTAAACGCCAGGCTCTACGTAGTAGATACCGGCCTGTTTTAGTTCGCTTGATTTGTATGTTGGCATTTTAGTTTTTCTTTTTGATTTGGCGCATTGCTTTTGTGCCTGGAGCGCTTTTAACCAGGTTGTGGGGATTCTCGATTTGCAACTCTTGTGCAAATTCGAGAAATTTCTCTGCCGACATTTTCCCTCCCCCAGCGAGAAATGCGGTTTCCGGATCGAGTTGACCAGCGACCATCAATGCCGTCTCTGGCTCGATGTATTGCCGATCCTTCGGATTGGTCAGTGCCCATCCGTCGATCTTCTCTCCTTCATCCAGACGAGCACGTAGCGCGTCTGTAAGAGACTCGCCAAATTCCTTGACGAAGAATTTGTATCGGCTTACAAAATCCGCGTGTTGATGCGGATCGGCAAGAATCCGGTCGCGGATGATGGTAAGGGAGTCTCCATTAACTGCGCTGACATCAGCCAGTGCCGCCTTGCTCTGGACAACGAGCGCCTTGCAGGTGTCCTTGTTCGCGCACCAGTCGCAATACTCGCAGGGTGTTGGCTTCGCGTGAACCCACGTCGCGCGGTCGATTGCTCTCCGTGTGATTTTCTCTGCCTCCTCGATTGTAAATTCGTAGGTGCGCACAAGGCGCTGATCCACGAAAATAATGTGCGCCACCCAGAAGTCGGCAAAGTATCGCTCCATGCATGCCCAGCTGTATGCTGCGGCCTGCGCAAGATAGTCCCGCACCTGCCCTGTTTTTACATCTGCCAGCCACCCTCCGTCAACGCAGAGTGCATCCGCCGTGCCGACCCTGCTGAGAGCAGGCACGGACATAGCAAGGTGCGTCTCGCGGCATTCGATGTCGTGGTCTCCGGCCAATTCGAGCAGCTTGTGGACTCCCCACATCACGGTCTCTTTCTCATCTTCCGGCATCGGCTCGTGATCTATAATAATGTGGATGCGGTCGCGTATCCACCGATCAACTCGCGTTCCGCGCTCCGCAGCCGGACTCGTCGTCCACTGCGAGACATAGACAGGACAGCCTTCGAGCTTCGGGAGCATGCTTGGTGACAGCTCCTTCATTTCGCCTCCGCTGTTAGGTCGTGGAATGCCGCCACCGTCGCCAAGAACTTCGGAACATCCTGGCGGATGCGTTCGAGCACCCGGTCTGATGCCTCTGTCCAATCCTGCTCCGGTGTGATCTGCTCTTTGGCTCGCAGGAATTCTGTTGCTGCGGCGCCGTGTTTGGCGACCTCGATCGTCCAATCCTCGGTCTTGACGACCATCACTGGTGCTGGTGCTGGCGCCGGTGCCGCCTTCGCGATCGGGAACAGGTGCGAGACGCTGGCCCACTCCAACGGTAACTCCTCCGCCAGCCCACTGCGGGTCTTCGCGTCGTAGGCCGCGCTGTGTGTGGTCAGCAGGATGCGCTCCTTGCCGCCGATGCCCTTGCCCTTGCCGGTGTCGGTGGTCGAGACCTTGGTCTTAAACCGTAAGAACCAAAGCTCGTCCGCGAACTCCTTGAGCAGTGGTGAGCTTTGCTTACTGAGTTTGAGTTCGTAGCGGTCGTATGCTGCGAGAGCATCCGGTGCCTCAAACCGCACTATTTTGCTGTGAGCGATCAACACGACATTCTTGCCTGCGTCGATCAGCGTATCGATGCTGGCGAGCATGCGGCTCATCCGCTCTGCCACCATCACCCAGCCCTTGCCAAAGCCGAAATCCTCGATGCTTGTCTTCTTGCTGGTCGCCAGCAGGTCTTCGACGCAGAGACGCTCCGCCCAATCGGCCGAGTCGATAACGATGGTCTGGTAGTCGGTAGCCTTAGCTTCCGCCAGCGAGTCCGTGAGTTGTTTCCAACTGCCGATGTCGCAACGATCGACGTTGAGATGGCTGGTGCCCTGCTCGATGTCGAGGAAAAGCGGGTTCGGGAACTGCGCTGCGAATGTGCTTTTGCCTACGCTCTCCACTCCGTAGAGGACGACGCGCTGGGCGCGTGCTTGTTTGCCTTTTGTTATTTTCATATGTTAACTTTCTATTTTTATAAATCTTGAGGTGAAATAAATCCGCGATAGAAATCACGGCACTCGGATAATAAAGACTCAACATTCACGGTGTTAAGATTTTTATTTGGGTTTTTTAAGGCATACAATGAGTATGCAAATACAGTATTTGGATTTATTTCAGTAATAGACCTATCTTTTCTACTATTACTTTGGCCAGTTAGCCGTTGATGTAATGCTCTAAGGCTTGGCGTGACGCATTGCACTGTTTCGAGTTTGCGTAAATCCAACAATATGAAATCCCTGTATTCATGGAAGCAGTTTTTTGCTCCGTATTTTTGTTTAAAAAATACAAAAGCCGCCTTGACAGGACTGGTTGATATTTTTTGTCTGGTTGATCCGCATACGTCAATAAGACGTTTACAATCATCCAAGATAAGTGAGCGCATTACTTCAAGGTCGTATCGTCCAGGTCTCTGATTTATTACTATCCTTGTAAAAAATGAAATTATTTCCGCAAAACGTTTATCTACATCTAACAAGGTAGCGGTATTTCGCCTTGATCCTTGATCCATATCTGGAACGGAGTCAAGTGATACTCCAGTTGTCACCATTAAGGAAATTGCAATATCTGCTTTTATAATTGCAAGCAATCTGTGCTGGCCATCAACCAAGTTGCCGAATTTATCAAAAGCAATGCCTTGATGCGTAGTCGTCCATTTCCCCGACTTCATTATTTGTGCGAATCTTATGACATTCGTCCAGTTTATTACTTTGCGTGGATTGTTAAAGTTTGCATTTTCAATCCATTCTTTCGCCTGATCAGGCGTGACTCTAATTATTTGAGTTGTCATTTTCATTTTTTATTTCATGTTTTGTTGTTTCGGCAGCGTAAACGGCTACTGCCAGAGCCGCCCAAGTGTGGGATTTAATGCCGTAGGTTCCCCCCGGCTGTTTCTTCGTGCCTTGCGGCCCGAAAATGTCTATAAGTCTTTGGCGGATGTTTGCGTCCTTGGCTCGCATAGAGCCGCAGAGATACATTTTTATGTCCTTGCGGTAGCAGAGCCGGACGTCCGTGCGTGCCACCTCAATAAACCGCCCGATCCAGACGCAGGTTTCAAAGGTGCTGGCCCCGACCGCCATGCCATAGGATGCAATCATCTCGCAGGCCACGCTGTTGTATTCGCGCCCGATCAGGATTTGCCTGATCTCTGTATTCGGCAGGTGGCCGTGGTCGATTATCAGGCCGTGGTCAAATTGGACAAACGCGGTGTGGGTTGTCCCGGGGTCAAGAGCGATCATGCTAATCTTCCTCCTCGAACTCGCGCCAGCGGCGTTGTTTCTCTCGGCGGCGCATGTCGTGCTGGCGCATCCGCCACAGGATATTTTGCTGTCCGCACCAGTAAGATGCGAAGCACGAGCCGAGAGTTAAGATTGCAATACAGATGGCGAGAGTTGCGCTCATTTTTCACCCTTCTCCCAGTTTGCATATTTTTCCCAAAGCTCCGGCCAAGTCGCCTTGATCTTCGCAAGGTTTTCGGGGTCTGCCTTTGTCGCTGCGCGAGCCAAGGCATAGACAAACGAGCCGCCAAAAAGATGCATGTTCTCGATAACCTTAGAATCGGCTCCGCTCATTATGCTTCCTCCGGTGAATCAGGGAACGGCATCCAGTGAGTGACCTCGCCCTCAACCTTACCACCGCTTAGATACCGCCAGTCCTGACCGTCATCGTATCCGGCCTCTACCTCGCCATCCTCAGTAGCGATCAGAACACTGCTGTCAGTGTCCGGCATTAATTTGCCTGCTTTTATCCACGCGCTCATCGTGCGATCCTCCAGGTGATCCACGCCAAGGCGAGGATTGGTGTGATGATGCCGAGGTATTGAATGAAGTATCCGACGCTTCGACAGACGGCTGAAGGGTCATTTAGGTCGATCATAATTTAGTAGGGTTGGTGTGGAGGGATGGAATGCCGTGTTTGCTCAAAAATTTAGCATTGGCATCAGTCAGGGAGGCAGCGCGGACGATATCGCGAATAGTTCCAAAAAGAGGGTCGTAGCCCTCGCAGAGGTAGAGTTTCATTTTGTATTTGTATTTCTGTTTCTCTCGTTCGGGTTCCTCCCGTTCGATGTGCAGACCTTCTAACATCTGCAAAAAATGCAAAGATAATTTTTCGCGAAGGGCGAAAATAAATATTGCGAAAAAGCTTTACATGCCTTCGCACCCAATGCCAGCGCGGATCTGCGGGCTTTTACGGCTTAATAATCGGACGGTAAAAATTTGTCAGAGCAACTTTACCAGAATTAAGAATCCGTGTTTTTTTGCATTCAAATTTTCCAGATTCGACCGCTACCCTCATGCTCGTGCTGAGAGTATTTGCCCGCCTCCCCGTCTCTGTAGATAGGTCATATACCGTCTTCCACCCTTGTTTGCGCAGGAGTTCTGCATCCTCAACGATGTTGTTTGCGAACGCCTGAGACCAAGCCTTGTCTATATCGGTAAGAGCCACGGATTTTGTTTTTTTCTCTCGCATAAATTCACGGTGATGGAGTTGTCGGTGTAATGCCCGTAAGCAAAGCCCTGAGACCATGCAAGTGTCGCCCGGCGTTGGCTCGAGTAGTCCATGTCAAATCGCGCCAGCATGCCGACGCAGTATCCGGTTGCTCCGTCGAGAGTCCTTGCGCGCTCGCTGCCAACCCGGTGTAAATGTGCCATGAGCATGTTGCCGTAGGTCTCTGCGTGGTCACGGATGGCTTGCACATTATACATGTAGCCGTGCAGGAATTTTGTTCCTCCGAGTTCGGCGTAGGATCGAATGTGATACGGATACAGGCGCGCCTTGAGCTTCTTGGCTGTCGCCTCAATAGCTTGGATGGTCAGTGTCGCTGCGTGCGCTGAGAGCGCGTTTGGCGATGATGCGAGCTTGTAAAGCCTGGCTTCATGATTTCCGTATAAAATGTGCTGCGGGCGGAGTTCGTGCAGAAAATCAATGCCTGCGCTGAGGTCGTCGCTCACGCTCGCTGCGCGATCAGCAGAGTTGGGATCGTTGACGGCTCCGGAGCGGAATGCGGCGAGGTCAAGAAAGTCGCCAAGGTGAAATGTCGTGTCCGGTTTCCATCGTTCCTTAAACGCAAGCACGGCCTTGCGAGCCTCCTCGTCGATCTGATCGCCATGGGAGCATCCAACTGCCATCCATTTTTTCCACTTTTTTGTCGGTGTCATATTAAGGTAGGTCAGGGATTTCGTTATCTTTGCGGAGTTCCCAAATATAGGAGCGAACTTTTTCAAGGGTGGCGTCGCAGGCTGCGTGCGTCTCACCTTCTTCGTCTCGCCATTCGCGGAATTCTCCTGAGCCATGTTTGAGGAAGGAGCGAATCTCGTTGAGAAGGTCGTCGAGCACTAAGATCGCATCCATTCCTTTGACGGCGCAAATGTGCTCGCATCTTTCTTCGGGTAGTGTGAATTCAAGTGTGGCTTTCATGCTTCGGCTTCCTCTTCTTCGTCGTCTTCGCCTTCGATCGGCCAGAGTATGTCATCGGCATCACCAGCAAGGCTGCGACATGCGTATTCGTTCCCGTGCTTCATGTGCATGTGGTAGGTCTCCCCTCCGTCTTCCCAAGAGACAATAACAACTCCGCAGTCAAAGTGCTCCGCCAGCATCTGCCGGACTTGGAGCATGATTGTTTCTCGATCTGGCGGTGATTTGATTTTTGTGTGTTTCATAGTCACTGGGTCATCTGAAAATGCATGCCGTCGCGCCCGATTGTTGCTCCGAGATTGATCCACCCGTGCTGCGCGAAGACTTCGATGACGCGAAGCGGCATGTGTGCGCGGGTTGGCCAAGCGGTGTGCAGTCCGTTGCGATCTGCGTCGAGATCGATTGCCGCTGCCCAAGAATGCTTGCTCGGCTCGCTGCCGCCTCGTTGGGCGCGCACTGCGTAAGAGCCGAAGAACCTGTCTACGCCTGCCTCCGCGCGGTTTGCTGGGGTTGGGTAGTAGTCGAGCAGGGTTTCTAAAACCGACGACAAACTCTCGTGGCATTTTGCGTGGATCGCAATGCCGTCGATTGTTTTGTTTGTATCGTAGAGATAAATCTGAAACGGCGGTTTGATCCGCACGAGCGGCACACTCGCAGGGTCTCCGTAGAATGCCCTGCAAGCCGCTGTGCTGGCCTTTGGCGATGTGCCGGGCTGCATAGCCCTGAGATGCCGCGTGAGCGCACGGATGCTCTCCGGCCCCCACCATCCGTCAGGCTTCGCGCCGATGCGAGCCTGCATGGACTCGATCTGAGCGCGGTTCACTTTTGCTCTTTGCGGATGATGTTTATTGCGCCGACTATTGCCAGTCCCCCAGCCACAATGTGGTTCTGGAGTTCGGGTTCGAGCTGCACGCCAAGGGCAGTGGCGATCAGGATCAGACCGCGCCAGGTGCTCGTCTCGTTGAGTTTGTTGAGTGCGAGGATGAGATATTTCATTTGTCTTTTAGGGTTCGTGAGAAGGACTCAAAAGCATACTGCATACTCGGAGTCTTTTGCGTTGTGGTGTTGTTGGATTCGTAGACGATGTTGACCCGCACCGATCCAAGCGCACCGACGTGAGATCCGACCGGCGGGATTGGAATCGAGATGCATCCTGGGAGTGCGAGAGCGAGGGCGATCAGGATTGCTTTCATTCTTTTTTGTATGTGCCGTGCCACAGTTTGAGTCCGACGTAAACTGCGGTCAGGATCGCCGTTAGCAGGCCGATGCAGGAGATTCCGAATTTGAGGTAAATATCGAATTCCTGCACTTGGTTGATGACTAAGGACGACGCGGCAACGAGCGTTCCAAAAGTTCCGATTATTGTGGTGTTGTCCGTCATAAAATTAAGAAATTTGATGTATCCAGCTTGGTAAAATTGTGCCCTTGGGTAGCATTGCGCTCCACGTCCACTCTGTCGGGTCTTCGGGATCGTTCGGCATTGGGACAAGCGTGACTCCCCACTGCATTGGGCGAGTCTTGGTGTGGTCGGTCTGATCCCAACAATACCACGGGAGGTCGTTATCGTGCAGCTCGGTGGCTTGGTAGGTGTTCATGGATGTCACAATCCGAGTCCTTGTCCGAGGGTTTGCTTTAGTAATTCGTTAAAAACCGAATCGCTAACTGTTCCAGATATTAATCCAGCTAAAGCGATTGGCCCATTAAAACCACGCGCTCCATCACTTCTTGAGCCAATAAAAACCTTTGGCGTAGTGCTTGTGTTTAGCGTTAGACCATGAGTCGCAGATGCAATTTCAATGCCGTTTTTTGAGAGGGCGTGAGTGCTGGAGTTTAGTTTGTAAATATGAGCATCGAAGTTAGCTGACAAAGTATATGCTGGGGTAAGTCCATTGTTTGCAGCTGTAGAAAAAGCGTATGCGGAGTTTTGATTCCCGCCAAAATTTTGAAATCCAAGTGCCCAATTTCGGTTTGGGTTTGTGCCTGTGTCATTATCAATAATCGACGTGCTTGATACCGATGGTATTGACGTCACCTTTGTGATTGCAAAAGCAACAAGTGGGTAGCTTACAAAAGATAAGTTGGTTGAAATTTGTTGAGAAGATGCAGCCGCAAACGTCACCCCATCCGTCCCCCAAGTCGGCCCGTTTACGAGCGTGCCGTTGTAAGTCCCAAGCCCCCCCAGCGAGTATGCAGTTGAGCCTGTGCCTGCGTTCTGCGTTGAGCGGAGCGGCCAGCACACCATGCTGTTGTAAAGGCCCAAAGTTTTCATGCCGATCACGAATCGGTTGATCGCGTCGAAGTCCGTTGCACCGGATGCAGCCACGAATGCGGTTGCGTCTGCGTCGATCAGCTTTTTAGAAATGAAGGGAGCAGCTAAAATCATACGATGTCGCCCGAGAGCACGAATGAATTTGCACCGAGATAAATCAACGATCCGACGGAGTATTGATTTGCCAACTCGTCGGCAGACCCGGGAGCGTTGATCGTTACGCCTGCACCGGCTGTAATGGCAACCGTTCCTGACGTGTTACGCAAGAGTAGGATTTGCGCACCTGTAGGCCACGCCAGCGAAGGCACGGTGATCGTCATTCCGGTCGTCGCTGAGAGCAAGGACTGAGCATCCGATAGCGCGAGCGTGTAGGCGGTGACTGCCACCGAGTTGATCGGAAGCTGGAATTGCGGCACCGGAGAAAACGCATTCGCGTCGATTAATTCTTCCGATACCGAGCAACCGCTCAGGATCACGGTTTGGCGAGTCCCGCTGTCCGTGAGTTCGATTTCTAAGTCGAGGTCAACCGCGTTGCTGCTGCCGACCAAATCGCGGAGTGCGAAGGTTGCGAAGTTTACGTCTGCGGTCTTGCCTGGCCTTGCCGTCAGACCGTGTGCAATCGTGATCGTGGGCTGGTCTGCGTAGCCTTTCGACCCTGCGAATGCAAAGTCGTAAAACTCACCGTAAATCCCATCCACTAAAACTCCGCCGGACTGTATCGAATCAAGACTCTGCAAGGCGACCTGGACTTCGGCAGCGGTTGCTGAAGCGTCGATCGGAGATGTCTGCCGTGCGATCGTGGTGATGGTTCCCGCCGTCACGGAAGTAGTCGCTGATCCGGTGATAGCCGTTCCTCCGGCCGAAGCCGAAAGCGTAAATTGCGCGGGAGCTGGGATAGCTTTTACAAAAAAAGTCGTGATGCGATCGTATCCGGTGATCGTTGTATCAAACCCCGTGATTGTGACAGGCTGGCTTAATGCCAACCCGTGGGTTGTGGTCGTTATGAAAACGCCGGCGGTTACGGTGCTGCTGACCGTAAATGCAGTTGCGGGGAACGTAAGGCTGTATGTTCCGTCCTGCGGCTTTTGCGAGAACGTCAGCCGCTGAATCTCGTTTTGCAGTCCGGTTCCGGTGACGGTCGTTGCGATTGTAGCGGTTACGGTTGTCGAGAGATTTGTCCAAGTCGGTTGGAACACCGCTGGGGTGAGGCGGAGCTGAATCTCTGCGACCTCTTTGACCGTTGCACTCCCGGCGACTCGCTCGTCGATGACGGCTACGGTATCGGGGATGACCTGAGAAACGTCTGCGGTAAACGAGCCGCGAGTGCCTGCGGTTGTAAATCGGATTGTAAAATGTTCTTCAAGTGCTCCCGTGACAGTCACCCCGCCCGCGCTTGAGATCGCTGAGAGGGCGTTTAAGGCGGTTGCGATCTGTCCGGCGGTGGCAGCGGCAGGGATCGCTGATGTCGTGTCTCCGCCAAACGTGAGCGTGTAATCGCCCGTCTCTGGGAGCAGGCTGCGAGAGCCTATGCCGAGCTTGACGCTTGTTGATGCTCGATCCACGACCGTAAACGGCGCGTTGATGACTCCGGTCGCCTGCAAAAAGTAAAGATTGAATGTGCCGTTGTCGCCCTTCGTGAAAACGGGCGGTGCGGCTGGTGCAAGATTCGTTTCGCTCGCAGCGAGCCGGTTGTTCGTTAGGTCAATAAATAAATCGCGTGCCATTGTGTTGGTGGGTTTGTCAAATCGATTGCCATTTTCCGAG